TCATAACTCGACACCTCAACAAAAGGCACATCAGCGTCAGCAATCGACAACAGACCGCCCTCGGCAGATAAGACAACAGGGTTTGGCAGGGTGGGGATCAGGCTTGTTTTACCAGCGCCTGCTTGTGCGTAAACCAACAACTTCACACCATTGGCGTGTAGACCTTTGGTACTGCGTAGATTGATAGCCATGTGGCTCTCCTAAGTTGATCGCTTGTCGGGGCTCCGTTTAGCGATTGATTGAATTATTGCACGATAAATGTTATTGTGTCAACAAGATAATTCAATTTAATTTAAAAAGGTGCAAAAATGTTGACGATTGAACAGATTCGGGAGTTGATGCACGACAGGTCGGTGCCTATTGTTGCGGAGTTGGCGGGGGTGCATTACAACACCTTGCTGAACATCAAAAACGGTGCGAACAAGAATCCTTCCTATGAAGTGATTAAAAAGTTGTCTGAGTATTTTGATCCCAAACCATGAGCCTCCCCATGACAACAACAACAAAGTTAGAGGCCGCACTCACTTATGCGTCTTGGGGATGGCACGTCTTACCGTTAATCCCAAACGATAAGCGCCCAGCGTCAGCCCATGGGGTGCATGATGCAACCATCGACCCCGAGCAGATCAAATCTTGGTGGGCGCAGAACCCAAGTTTTAATATCGGGATCGCCGCAGGTGAAAAGTCCGGCATTGTGGTGTTTGATATTGACCCTAGAAACGGTGGCAGCGAATCTTGGGATGATTTCACAGCAGAACATGGCGCCGTACCTGACGGAATATGCCAACTGACTGCGGGAGGCGGGCAGCATTACATCGCCCAAGCCCGCGAGAATCTAAAAAGTTGTGAGTTGCGCCGTGGCGTTGATTTTCTAGCCAATGGTCGGTATTTTGTTGTCACCCCGTCAAGTGTTAATGATCGCGAGTACGCATGGGAGGCGTCCGGCGATCCTACAGACGGGATTAGCCCCTTTGCGATACCAGAAACGTGGTTAGCAGCGATGGCAGTACGCAAAGTCATTGTGACGGCAACAGATGGTGAGTTGATCACCGGTAATCGCAATGCGGGATTGGCGTCTATGGCGGGTTCTATGCGTCGTAATGGCTTCTCAAGCAGCGAAATATTTGCAGCCATTAGCGCAGCGAACTCCGAGCGGTGCGATATCCCGTTACCCGCGTCCGATGTTAAGCGTATTGCCGAGAGTATCGCCCGCTACGCCCCCGAGCATGACATCGGCGCCTCCGCAGCACTTGGGGATGCCGCAGCCGAAAACCTGATCCGTGAGCAATTGCCTCACCCCTTATCAACCTTCGTACATTACGATCTAGACAATATTCCCCCCACCGAGTACGTGTTAGACGGCATTATGGAAGCAGGCGTGGTGTTGGTGGTTGGCTCAGCAGCATCGGGCAAGACCACTCAATTGTTGCCCCTCCTTACCCGTGTCACCCATCTATGTGACCCAGACGATCCCCTTAAACCACTACTTAGGCGTAAGTTGATCTGGGTGTCTGAGGATCCTAAACAGGCATTGCGTATCTTGCGATCGATGCGTGAGGCAGGGCATTTTGGGGTGCGTACCGCTAAAGAGGTGTCCGAATGGATCAAGATTGTCGCCGCGGCACGGTTAGCCCCCGAGATAGTCGCCCAAGTCGCGCCATTTTACGAAACCATGGCGGTTGATAACATCAGTGCAGACGGTGAGGTATATCGTACTAACCCCGTTGTGGTGTTTGATACCAATAACAGCGTATTTGATCTTGAAAATGAGTCCGACAACAGCGAGGTCGGACGCGCCATGGCAGTCTTAAAACAGAAGTTCAGGGGCATCCCACTTGTGTTGGTTGGCCATATTGCCAAAGCACTCAAACGCGCCGATGTGGTCGATTTCAGCGCCCGAGGTGCCGGTGCCTGGGAAGCTGACGCTAACCAAGTCATGTACATGATTAAAGAAGATGATGGCAAACGGTGGCTTGAGATTGTGTCAGCCAAACATCGATTCTTTGCCCGCGCAGACGGGATCCTGTTTGGCGCAAGTGTTAACGTGATCCAGACCCATGACATTTTGGGTAACAAAATAACCGAAACCCTAATCCATGGGGTGCCTGAAATCGTTGAAGCTGGGGGTAAAAGTGAGATAGCAAAGGTTAAAGAAAAGAACCGAAAAGATGCCGACCTAGCCGCGCGACAATTGCTTATGAAGCAAAAAGAAGAGGTAGTGATATCGGCACTAAATGTACTTGGTAGAACTGAATATCACACCAAGTCTGAATTGGCCGAGCGGATAGGGGGTTCAAAAAACACCGCCCTTGAGTTGATTGACGCTATGGTTTCGCGCGGCTTAATTAACGCTATTTATACGCCTTTTCCGCGCCCAATTGAGAAGCGTGCAGGTCGCCATGATTCGGGTTATGTGATGCCGAAATCGTACAAAAAGGAGTCGAATGGGGATTAAATGTGCCCATACCGCTAATTCTTTAATTTGCTTAAAAAGTGAGCAAAAATTAGCGGTATTGCGGTATCGGTATTCCTAAAGGATACAGTGCCTGTACCGCTAACCCTAGGGGGTTAGCAGTACGTATACAGATTTTAATAATACTGCTAAATACTGCTAATACCGTTAATACCGTTAATCTGTAGATTTAGGATCATTTGGGGTGATATCAGTCACGTTATCTAGGAGCCGAGTTTCGGCTTGTTGTAGGGCCTGAGTGATTGATATTTGAGTATGAGTCACAGATACATCAATTTTGTCGCCCCACATTTTTGGACGTAATTTGGCGGCTGACCATTTACGTGCATCAATACGTAACCGTTGACGGTTAACCCATGCGTTGATCAAAGCTGGATCCAGGTCGAGGGGTGGCATCTCATCGGCTAGGTCAACTAACTCATCGGCTAGGTAATCGCCCCGCTCCTCAATGGCTGCGTAATACTTCTTTTTTAATTCTTCATTGTGGCGCAATTGCCATTTGGCTGTAGCGTACGGGATTTTGAGGGTTTTAACTGCTTTGACCAAGCTTTGACCACAAGAAATGTTCTCGAGGATCTTTGGCCATATTTCACGCTCGGTAAAGGCAAGATTATTGATACCTTTTCGTTTTCTTTCAATTACTTGTGGCATGTCTTTATCCTTGAACGCGTTAAGGCATTTTATGGTTAATTGGGGGTGAATGTATAGAGGGCGTAAAAAAACCCGCCTAAGCGGGTTCTGATGCGTTTTAGAGGGGTTATAAATCGAATACTAGTATTAGCAAGATGATGATGGCCGCGGCAAGGAGTGAAATGGTCATTGTGGCTCTCAAATAAAATTGAAAAGGATTAGGGCAATGAACATAAGCGCGAGCCCTAGCGCTGCGTGGATTTTCTCTAACATGGTTATGCTGCCTTTATGATTCGAATAACTTTATGCATGGTGACGCCATGCGCAGGGTAAGCAATGGTTTTTACCTTTTTGTCATAACACGCGCGGCATCCTGAACACTTACCTTCGTTGGCGTAAGCTTGGCATAGCGTCATGCCTTTTTTAACATCTTCAGGTGTTGGAATAATTACCGAGCCGTGCAGGCCCTTGGTATATTCGCCTGTAACGCTATCGCTTGAGAATCGCACGCTAACATTAGGCAATGCGGCCATTTGCTCGAGTACGCGCCTAAACTTGGGGAATTTGTGCATACGCGTGGGGAGCCAATGCTTGACCCAAGGCGTGCGCGTCATGACGTCTAGCATTTTCTCGGCCAAACCTAGCGCGTACATATCGCCTGAGTCAAACCACCGAAAATACCTGTCTGAGTCTAACGCGGCCACCATGTCGTCTGACCATTCCAAACGCTGCCAATCTTCCTTATTGTGCGCGCGTGGTGCCTTGACGTTAGCAAACCTGTAATTCCCTGTCGTGGCGTAGCACCCGCGACATGCGTCGACTAACTCGCCGGGTGATGCAATTGAGCCCGGGCAAGTGTCTAGCGCCTGAAGTGACCATGAGCGAATGCCGTCAAGCTTTGAGGTAATTGATATTTTAATCATGATAATTTAATCCATTGTGCAATTGATTCTTTAATTTCGTCGATGCTATCTGATTCTGTGATGAACATAATGCCGTCATCTTTGGTGCTGTTATACAAAGCAAACTTTTTGCCTTCGCTTTCTCGAAGGCTTGGGTCTTCATATTCGCAAAATAATTCAAGATCAAATATTGTGTTGATCATGGATGGGCATGTATTGTGACGCCATGAATTGTCGATGAATCCATCTAGACTGGGTAATGTTGAGTCATAGTCGGGAAATTCTCTAAGGTAGTGGCTCATAGTGTTACTCCATAAAATTCAGCGCGCATGTTTGCCCAATAGACGGCAGAGCCGTGCATGTAATTCCAATACTTCTTGGTGTTTTCTTTAAGACCCGCATCGCTAGCGTTTTCTAGGTCTATGTTGTGATCAGTTAGCAGTACGTTTTTTGCTTTCTCTATGACGTCTAGCTGATCTAGTAGTGTCCAATAGTCTTTCTCGGTCTTCATGATGTAGTTCCTTGTGTGATAAATCAGGTTAGGAGTACATATATTAACACACAAATACACACAATGCTCACAATTGCTCACAATAATCAAATATATTTATGCTGCATTGCAGCATAAGGTTTGCGCTGTTTCACGTGAAACAATTGAACGTGTCGCATTGTTCCACGTGAAACATCATGTAATGTTGCATTGCACAATGTTGCATTGCAATATGTTGCATCGCAGCACGCTGCCGTGGTGCAGTGCAGCATTGTGCAGCGCAGCTACCGCAGCGCAGCATAGCCGGGCCGCAGCGCAGCAATGTTGCAGCGCAACAGCCGAGGGGGAGGGGGGGGGAGCCCTGCCGAGGAGCCCTAGCTAGCGGAGGGTTCACCCCAAAAATTTATTTTTTATTATTATTTCTTCATTTACAATCAGCACTAAATCCCACGGAGTCCGGCAATGGCCAACGAACTAATGCCCAAGAACCTAAATATGCTGCGTTACTCTCTAGAGAGCATGACGCCTGAAGAGCGACGTAAGCTGTTGGCGTTAGAAGAGTCAGCTAACGGCGAAGATTTTATGACGCGTCAAGCCATGATGGACGAAC